GAAACGAAGTAAAAAGAAATTTTCATTAGAGATTTCAAATACTCAATATATAAAAACAATGACACCTCTACCAGAATTGTTAGAGGGAGAGAAACTTCAAAATCCTATTGAGGTATTAAAACATCACATCTCGCCTGAACCAAGGTATGGTGCTAATGGTGTTGCATATAAAGAAAAAGAATATAGTGTATGGCGTGGCAGTCAAAGATTACAGGCGGCCATTCAACTAGGTTATACACACATTGAGGCGGTAGTAATTAATGAGTAATGACGCATATCTAGGTAATCCTAATCTAAAAAAAGTAAATACACCACACGAATTTACTAAAGAACAGATTATAGAATATCAAAAGTGTCACGATGACCCTATCTATTTTATGACCAACTACATTCGTATTGTGTCACTAGATGAGGGTTTAGTGCCGTTTAAGATGTATGACTTTCAAAAACATATTGTAAGGACAATCCATGACAACCGTTTCACTATTTGTAAACTACCTAGACAAAGTGGTAAATCTACAACTACTGTGTCTTATCTGCTTCACTATGCTCTTTTCAATCCTAATTCTAATATTGCTATTCTAGCAAACAAATCATCTACTGCTAGAGATATTTTAAGTAGAGTACAGTTAGCATATGAAAATCTACCGAAGTGGATGCAACAAGGAGTTATTAACTGGAATAAAGGTAACATTGAATTAGAAAACAAGTCAGTCATTGTGGCGGCTGCAACATCTTCAAGTGCTATTCGAGGTGGTTCTTACAACATTATCTTCCTTGATGAGTTTGCTTTCGTACCACCTAATATTGCCGAAATGTTCTTTAGTGCTGTATATCCTACAATATCTTCTGGACATAAAACTAAAATGATTATTGTATCTACACCATATGGTATGAACCAGTTTTATAAATTGTGGACAGATGCAGTAGAAAAACGAAATGACTATGTGCCTATTGAAGTACATTGGTCAGAGGTGCCAGGTAGAGATGAAGCCTGGAAAGATGCTACAATCAGAAACACCTCAGCAGAACAATTCCAACAAGAGTTTGAATGTGAATTTTTAGGTTCTGTAAATACACTTATTAGTCCTGCTAAAATTAAAAACATGGCATTCACTACACCTAAAACTTCAAGTGGTGGTTTAGATGTATATGAAGACCCGATTGAAGGCAAAACATATACTATTACAGTTGATGTTGCCAGAGGTGTAATGAAAGATTATTCAGCGTTTGTTGTTATGGATGTATCACAAATGCCTTATAGGGTGGTTGCCAAATATAAGAACAACGATATTAAACCTTTATTGTTTCCTAGTATTATTGACAGAGTTGGTAAAGCATACAACAGAGCTCATGTATTAGTAGAAACAAATGACTTAGGTCAACAGATAGCAGAAGCATTAAACTTTGAATTAGAATACGACAACCTATTAATGACTACAAATAGAGGTCGTGCTGGTCAAATACTAGGTGCTATGTTCAGTGGTCGTGGTTCAGGATTTGGTGTTAAGATGACCAAACAAATTAAAAAGATTGGTTGTGCTAATATTAAAACACTTATCGAAAGTGATAAGGTACAAATACAAGATTTCAATATTATCGAAGAGATGTCAACCTTTGTAAGAAGAGGCCAATCATGGCAAGCTGATGAGGGTAATAATGACGATTTGATGATGTGTTTAGTTATCTTTGGTTGGTTATCTAATCAACCTTTTTTCAAAGAGATGACTGATACAAACGCAAGACAAATGTTATATGAAGAACAACAAAACTTAATTGAGCAAGACATGGCACCATTTGGTTTTGTAGATGACGGACTAAACGAACATAAACCAGAAATTGATGAATATGGTACAGTCTGGCACCCCGTAGTCCGTAAGGGGCAGTAGTCTAGGCCATGGTTCTTATAAATATCAATAAGTAAGAAATGAAAATTTGACTATGGGCGTATGAATAATACGAGTATTGCACAATATATTAATATTCTGCTTAAAACTAAAAATTGTTTAATTAGCTAATTAAAGGAGAAACCTAATGGCATTTCAAGTATCACCAGGTGTTCTCGTACAGGAAAAAGACCTAACTAGAATAATTCCTGCCGTATCAACATCAATTGGCGCCTTTGCTGGTGAATTCAGAAAAGGACCTATTGACGAGATTACGACTATATCTAGCGAGCAAGAATTAGTAAGTGTGTTTGGGAAACCAGACAACAGCAACTTTGAGGATTTTTTCTCAGCTGCTAACTTCTTACAATATTCAAACGCTCTAAGGGTCATTCGTACACAGAACTCTTCAGTATCAAATGCTACCGAAAGTGGTAGTACATTTGTTATTAAGAACCTAAGTGATTATGTTGACAACTACGCAGATGGTTCCGGTTCAATTGGATTATGGGCTGCTCAAACAGCTGGTTCATGGGGAAATAACTTAAAAGTTTCTACATGTCCTTCAGCAGCAGTTTATTCTTCAAGTGGTATTACAGTTAACGACAGCTCAACGGCTGCTGGTGACACTGTAGTAACAGTAAGTGCTGGTACATCTATCAATGTTGGCGATATCATCAACTTTGGAGATGAATATAACTACAAAGTATTATCGAAAAATACAAACGATATTACAATCAAAAGAAAAGACGAGCCTGAGCATTTTACTGCATCGGATTCCTCTGGTTTATTTGCAGCTCTAACAAACAGCGCTACAGTAACTAGATATTGGGAATTCTATGACTTAGTATCAAAAGCACCAGGAACTTCACCATTCGTTGCAAACGCTGGTGGTTCAGGAGATGAACTACACATTGTTGTTGTTGACGAAGACGGTGGAATTACTGGAACAAAAGGCGAAGTCTTAGAAGTATTTGAAGCATTATCAAAAGCTTCAGACGCTAAAGGCGCTCAAGGCGATACAAACTACTATCCAACAGTAATTCAGAATAAATCAACTCAGATTTACTGGATGGACCACAACGCTTCAGGTTCAAACTGGGGTAGTGCGGCTGCCGGAACAACTTTTACAGTTGTATCAGCAGTAAGTAATGTATCACTTCAAAGTGGCGCAGACGGTTCAACTAGAACTAACGCACAATTGTTAACTTCATATGAGAAGTTTAAAGACGCAGAAACAGTTGATGTTGGTCTTATCATTGCTGGTAAGGGTAACGCAACTCACATTGATAACTTAATTACAATCGCAGAAGACAGAAAAGATGCAGTAGTATTTGCTTCTCCTGAAAGAGCGGATGTAGTTGGTGTTACAAGTGCAGCTACACAAGCAACCAATGTTATTGGATTTTTCAATGGCATTCGTTCATCATCTTATGTGATGTTCGATAGTGGTTACAAATATATGTACGACAGATACAATGATGTATATAGATATGTACCATTAAATGGTGACTTAGCTGGACTTTCAGCGAGAACTGACTTAATTGCAGACGCATGGTTTTCACCTGCTGGACTTAACAGAGGTATTATCAGAGGCGCAGTTAAACTAGCTTTCAATCCTAATAAGACACAAAGAGATGACCTATACAGAGCAAGAGTTAATCCTGTTGCTACTTTCCCAGGTCAAGGAACTGTTTTATTCGGTGACAAAACTGGATTATCAGCACCATCGGCGTTTGACAGAATTAATGTCAGAAGACTTTTCATTACATTAGAGAAGGCAGTAGCAACTGCTTCTAAATTCCAACTCTTTGAATTCAACGATGAATTTACTAGAGCTAACTTTAGAAACATTGTAGAACCTTTCCTAAGAGAAGTACAAGGTCGAAGAGGTATCACAGACTTTTTAGTAGTGTGTGATGAAACTAACAACACAGGTGAAGTAATTGATAGAAATGAATTCATTGCTGAGATTTTCATTAAACCAGCAAGAAGCATTAACTTTATCACTTTACAATTCATCGCAACTAGAACCGGCGTTTCGTTTGACGAAGTGGCTGGCGGCTAAGTTTAGAAAAGGAGAAATCAAATGCCAAACATAAATGACTTCAAAGCTAAACTTGCTGGCGGTGGCGCAAGAGCCAATCAGTTTAAGGTTACAATGCCTTTTCCTGGTTACGCACAAGTTGGTGGAGAAATAGAAGACCTAGCATTCTTATGCAGAAGTACAGCATTACCAGGTATGACCGTACCTAGTTTTAATGTACCCTTTAGAGGAAGAAGCATTAAGATTGCTGGAGATAGAACAATCGAAGATTGGTCTGTTACTGCTTATAACGACACAGACTTCAAACTAAGAAATGCGTTTGAAAGATGGTCTAACGGTATTAACAATATGACAGATAACGAAGGCTTGACAAATCCAGCGGATTATCAAGTTGACGCATTTGTTGACCAATTGGATAGAAACGGTGCAACTATTAAGTCATACACTTTAAGAGGTGTATTTCCTACTACCATTGCTCCGATTGAATTGACATACGATGAAGCAACTGCAATTGAAGAATTCCAGGTGACTTTTGCGTACCAATACTTTGAAACTAATACCACTACCTAAAAAGTAGTATAAATAGTAGTGAAGTAAACTTAAAGGAACTAAATTATGGCTGATTTATTTGGATTTTCTATCAAGCGGATAAAACCGACAACGGATCCAAAACAAAGCTTTACAGCACCACAGGCAGATGATGGTACACAAACCATCGCTGCCGGTGGTTATTTTGGTCAGTACCTCGACATGGAGGGAACTGCCAAAACTGAAGCAGACTTAATCCGTAGATATAGAGAAATCGCATTACATCCAGAATGTGACATGGCTATTGAGGACATTATCAACGAGGCAATCGTGGCTAATGAACTTAAAGATGCTGTGAAACTAAATCTGGAAAACTTACCTTATGGTAAAGATGTAAGAAGAAAAATTGAAAACGAATTTGCAGAAGTGCTTAGGTTGTTAAACTTTAACACCAAAGGACATGATATTTTTAGAAGATGGTATGTTGATGGTAGAATGTACTACCACAAGATTATCGACAGAAATTCACCTGTAAAAGGTATAACAGAGTTAAGATATATTGACCCTCGTAAAATCAAAAAGATTAGAGAGTTAAGAAAGAAAAGACCAGACGGTGTTGCCATTCCAGTAGGCGCAAGTATGGCCGATGAATTTGAAGAATACTTCATGTTCAACGAAAAAGGTGTAACAAACTCAACAACTTCAGGTATTAAGATTGCTATAGATGCAATCGCATTTTGTCCTTCAGGAATGATTGACCAAAACAAGAATATGGTCTTGTCTTATTTACATAAGGCTATCAAACCTGTCAATCAATTAAGAATGATTGAAGATGCAACTGTTATTTACAGAATTGCAAGGGCACCTGAAAGAAGAATATTTAAGATTGATGTAGGTAATTTACCTAAAGTCAAGGCAGAACAATATCTAAGAGATGTTATGGCCAAGTATAGAAATAAACTTGTCTATGATGCACAAACTGGTGAGATTAGAGATGACAGAAACTATATGTCAATGCTCGAAGATTTCTGGTTACCAAGTAGAGAAGGTGGTAGAGGTACAGATATTACTACACTTCCTGGTGGACAAAACTTAGGTGAGATTTCTGATATTGAATACTTTAGAAGTAAACTATATCGTTCATTGAATGTACCTGCTAGTAGATTAGAAGCAAGTCAAGGGTTTAATCTTGGCCGTTCTACAGAGATTACAAGAGATGAATTAAAGTTTACTAAATTCGTACAAAGATTAAGAAAGAAATTTACAGAATTATTTAACGACATTTTAAGAACTCAATTAGTCTTAAAGAAAGTTATTGCTGATGAAGATTGGCATACTGTAAGAGATACTTTACAATATAATTTCTTACAAGACGGTCATTTTGCTGAACTTAAAGAAAGTGAAATGTTGCAAGAAAGATTAAGATTAGCAGATGCAATGAGAGATTATGTTGGTAAATATTATTCAGTAGAATATATTAGAAAAAATGTTCTTAGACAATCTCAGAGAGATATCGAAGACATTGATAATCAAATTAAACAAGAAGTTGAAGATGGCATTATTTCGGCACCGACCGATGATGTATCTGATATGACATAGGAGTAATTATGAGTGAACATGTAAAAAACTTTGTAGATAATTTAGCAAGTGGTAATAATGCAGAAGCTGGTGAGGCTTTCAAAGATGCATTAAGAGATAAAGTGGCTGCTGGTTTAGACCATAGCAGACAAGATATTGCTAAAAATATTTTTACAGGCGCAAACGCTGAAGCAATCAGTGACCCTAAACCTGAATATACAGGACCAAATGATAGAACAGATGCTATCTTTGATGACCAAGGTCAACAGATTAGTTTCGAGCCTAA